TCGGACCAAGGTTGTTGAAGAGCACCGTCTGCCCGGTTGCCGTCTGATCGGCTGGCGGCATGATGATTGAGTAGGCACCCGTCGGCGTGACATCAATGATGCGCGCAACAGGCGTAAACAGAGTGCCACTCTCAAGCGGCCACTCAAGCTCAACATCCGACGTGAGAGGAAGCGCCAGATAGGAAACGTCGGACGGATAGATCGTCGATCCGCCGAAGACCTGTGTGTAGGTATTGGGCATTAGGCCTCCTTACGGACCGACGAGCGGTCAAGTATCTTGGCGAGGTCTTCGCCGTTGATCATAGCGGCAGCACGATCATACATCTGCTGCCAGACGGGAATGCGCTCATCGTTCTTGAGGAACGGCGTCGCCTCCAGCAGCGTGCCATAAAGCAGAAGCTGCGGCGCGTAATCGGTGAGCCAGTTGGTCTGGACTTCGTCGTCCAGAAGCGGCGGTATCTCGTAATACAGGATTTCAAACGGATATGAGTTGTCTGGCGTCGGTGAGATCAGCCAGTGGTCATAGTCGTAATCGCTGTAGAAAATCGGCTCGTCAGTCTGTGAGCGATCTGGCCAGTAGCTGAGCAGATACTCATAAGAGCGCGTAAACAACACCTTGCGGTTATCGAACGAGACGCCAGTTCCGATGTTCATCGACACCGTATCACGCCAACGATCAGGTTTGCTGTAAACCGACTGGCCGTTAATCAGCGTACCAGTGACCACGTTGATGAAGCCCTGTATCTTGAGTTCGCGAGAGATGCGGCGCTCTGCAAGGTTAATCAGGCGCGGGATTTGCTCGTAAACAACAGGATCAGACGCATAGGTGTTGCCGCGCTCTAGGTAGCGCCGAACGTCCTGTTGGAGCGTCGTGAAGGTCATTGTGGTTGCCATGGGCGCTTCCTACAGCAGTTTTGGGCAAAAAGCCACGGTCAGGAGAGGTATTCGAAGACAAGCCCTGCGATTGCAAGAACGAGAGCGCCGAGCGTCATTTTGCCCTTAGAGATGCCCTTCTTCTCGCCGCCGATCGGCAGCGTCTTGCCGATGACGGCCTTGGTCGCTTCCTTAGCAACAGTCTTCTTAACGAGGTCTTTGATGTTCATGGCTTAAACTCCTGAAACCCAAGAGAAAAACTTCTTGGTCTTCATCTTGCGGTCGTCGAGGCCGTGCGTGCCCCCGTTGATCCGCTTGGTTAGCTGCAAGATAGCAGCGTCGTTGACGCCCTGATCGCAGATGCCCCAGAGCTTGTTAGCGTCGAAGAACCACAAAGCGCTTTCAAAGCCCAATTCACCAGCAACGAGGTCCGGGTTCTCCAGAACGTCGGGGCGATTGATGTAGTCTGCAAACGCTTTATAGTTGTTATAGCCAGTCAATTGGAGGGGCCCTCGGCCGCGCCACCGCCATCCTGAGCCGCTGGCTTCGTCCCCATTGCCCATGCGGTTAGCATAGACGCGGTTGGCAATCTTTTGCGGTTGGCGTTCGTAGGCTTTAGCCAGCGCATCAGTCGGGAAGTACTTCCCGAAAATGCCTCGCAAACCTTTCGCGCCATAGTTAAGGTTCTCCGAAAACGCCTTGAAGTTGCCGCTCTCATGCGCGCACTGCGCAAAGAAGTGCGCAGCGCGGCGGGGCGACAGCTTGTAATACGCCATGGCGGCCTTCAGCGTGCCGGGGCCAAAAGCCCCGTCAGCCGTGACGCCAATCTTCTGCTGAAGGTTTACGAGGCTCATTTGTTAGGGTTCCTCCAGTCTGGGAAGTCAGCTTCGTCGACTACGCCGTCGCCGTTTGCGTCGTAGCGCAGATCGTGGCGGTGCTTTTCCCAAGGGGCCAGATCGTCATCATCGTCTTCGTCAACCAGCTCGAGCGGCTCTTCCTTCTTCTCGAAGAAGGTGTCGGGCGCGGGGGCGGGTGCTTCCGGCTCAGGCGCAGGAGCGTCTGGCGCAGGCTCTTCCGGCTTAGCATCACGTGCGTTGGCGTTGAGGCTCAAGCCACCCAGCAAGCCGACAAACGCGCCGACGATCGTGTTGAACGCAGGGCCGATGATCTCGAACACCTTGTCGCTGTCAACAACGTCGTTCGAAACGAACATCCCGGCGACCATCGCAGCCACCACAACGAGGATAACCATCGCCAGAGTGACGACAGCCATGCGGATCGTGAACTCAATGGTGTCCTCGATGCCGTCTTGTTTGCTTTCAAACTTATCCCAGAAACTCATCAGTCCCTCCCGGCCAGCGGGTTCGCCAGCGTCTTGGTAATCCGCTCGTCAACCTGCTTCTCCAGCTCCTTGATGCGGCGCTGCTGTTCCAAGTCTTGAGCACGTAGCTCTTGTATAATAGCACGTTGCGATTGCAATGTCTCCCTCTCTGAAACTTGCGTCCGTGCGGTCACTGCGTCAACCGTCTGACGGGCGCTCATCACGCTGCTTCCGAGGCTTGAGGACAGCGAGGAGAGGTTGTCCGAGAGGTACTTGGTCGTCTCCAGGTTCATCTTAATCATGCGCTCGTTACTGGCCTGTTGCTCCTTCATCTGGGCAAACTCGTCACCCATAGATGCGTAAGTAGCCGTGACCTCCTGCATCGTCAGGAACTGTTGGTAGACTTGGAACCCGGCCCATAGCGAGCCGACCACTGTTGAGATGGCAGCAAAGATGATGGCGATCTTGCCGCTGCTCAAGCCGCCGATGTTGAAACTGAAGCCGCTCTCGTCAAACGAAACCTTAGGCTCCTCTTTGTCGTCACTCATATTGGTCCTCCACCATATCGTTCCAGAGCCGATCCTGCCCCCTCATCATTCGATAAAGCACCAGATTTGCATCAGGGATGCGGCGGCCCTTGTAGATGTCTCTGGGCTGGTAAAACGGGTTATCGGGTATTCTCGCTTGCGTATACGCTGAGTACCCGGCTGGCACAGTAGCGAGTTGCGCCATAGTCTCACCGTCCTCGCTGTTCACGTCGCCTACGTCAATAACTGGACCAGCCGCCATATCGCCCTGCATGCCGCCCATATTGAGCAGCTCCATCTGCTGCGCTTGGCCTACAGGTGTGGTCATGTCGCCCATACCCGTCGTCGGCGCGGGAGCGAATGTCGGCCCCTCTGCCGGTTGGATGGAGTAGGTCTCGGCGACAGTGTCCGTCGTGGACTGCTCGCCAAATTGCTGTGCGTATTGTGCGTCAGCCTGAGCCAAGAAGGCTACGTTCTGAAGCGACGCCTGCATCACTGTTTCACGTGAAAACGTGTCAGCGTCTTCAATTGCCTCTTTCTGGAAGAAGTCTGCGTTGCGATCTCGCCGCGCTTCGATGACCGCCGCCGTCTGCTCTGGGCCTGACTGGCTTTGCTGTTCTGTGCGCGCCGCCTCTGCTGCCGCTGCTTCCGTAGCCACTGCGTCAACCGCTTGGGTTACTTCCTCTTCGCTAGGCGCGCTCGATGTTTCACCATTTACCGGGGCCTCGACCTCGATTAGGTTCAAGGGTTCATCGGCTGTAGCTTCTGTTTGCGTATCTCCGGCTGCCAATGCTGCCAGTTCTGCCGGGCTTAAAGGCTCGTCATTCGCGTCTTCAGCCTGTGTCTCCTCAACCTCTTCCTGCTCAACTATGTCGTCGGAAACTATGTCCTCTTCTGGCATAGCCTCTTCAACTATCATCTCTTCTTCTGCCACAACCTGTTCGACCACGGCTTCTTGCTCAGGTTCGCTTTGCAAAACTTCAGTCTGCGTCTCGGTTGGGTCTGGCGTTACGTCTGGCGCAGGGTCTACCGCATCAGGCACAGGCACCACAGGAACAGGTTCCGGCTCTGGGGCTACTGGCGTAGGGGATGAAAAAGACAGACTGACGTTGTCTATCTGCGGGCCGTAAGGGCCTGCCCAAAAGCCAGTGTCTTGGCCGGTAAAACTAATAGTCGCCGTGTTAAACGGGCTCTGAGTAGAGCCAGAAAGCGAGAAGGTTGAGTAAGATGGCTGATAAGCCTGCAAGCTCAATAGCTGGACATCCTGAACGGGGGTATCGTTTAGGTAAAGGCTTAGGTTGGCCGACAGCCAATCTCGAGGGCCGTTGGGGTTCTCACAATAACCAAAGATACTGTTGTTGCAGGGCAAACGGTATTGGAAGCTGACCAAATACCCAGTGTACGTATCAGGCGCGACAACGGCCTGTTGGACTACGCCTGTGGAGTATGAGAAGACATAGCAGATACCACCAGCGGGGCCGCACCCGTTATACGTTCCACCCGGTCCCGTCTCATACCAATTGGAAAGGCCCTGCTGAAAGCCGGGGTTAATAAGAAGGTTACCTGTGTCTTGCGCCCAAAGGGGCGTCGAGATCAGCGCCGCGAGGAGCGCTTGGGCTTGTTTTCTTCCCATGCCGCTGAAGCCTCCTTGCCGATCTTACCCTCAAACGGACACGGCGTCCCAGCCATCCTCATGGCGTCAAATACACGCTCATCCTGACAAAGCAGCGACACGGCGGCCACGCGCATACCCATGTCATAGAGCGTCTTGGATAGCTTCAGGGCTTCGCAATTCTTGTCGCGCACCGTCTTGCCCGCAGAGAAGCCGAGGATTTGCGTCTGCACGGCCCCAGAGACGCCAGAGGTGCAGAGGTCTTGGCTGTAAGACATCATGCTTGGCGCAATGGCAGAGGGAGGCGGAGAGGTGATCTTCTGCGTCACGCTCTGGGTGCTCTCAGATGTGCTCACCGACTTGCTGTCCGAGACGTTGACGTTGTTGTTTTGGTTGACGTTCGTGTTCTCAGACGTGCTGGTTGATGTGTTCTGGTTCACGTTCGTGTTGACCGAGCGGCTGTCGTTGACGTTCGTATTTACGTTTGTCGATACGCTCTCGCTGGTTGAGACGTTTGTGTTCAAGTTCGTTGACGTGCTTGATGACGTATTGTCGTTGAAGTTCCGGTTCGTGTTCAGGTTTGTCGATGTGGACGTGCTATCGTTGACGTTCCGGTTGGTGTTCAGGTTCGTGCTGTTCACCGTGCTGGTGTTGACGCTGTTCACCGTCTGGTTGACGGTGCTGGTCGAGACATCGGTGTTGAAGTTATTGTTCGTCGCCGTGCTGGTGGACGTGTTCTGATTGATGTTGGTGGCCGTACCAGACTGCACGTTATAGTTCGTATTGCTGCTGGTTGCGGTGCTGGTCGACGTGTTCACATTGTTGTTGGTGTTGGTTGACGTAATCGTGTTTTGGTTGATGTTCGTCGCCGTGCCAGACTGGATGTTGTTGTTCGTGTTCACGCTGGTGGACGTATTCACGTTGTTGTTCGTGTTCGTCGATGTCGCCGTGCTGGTGGACGTATTGACGTTATTATTCGTGTTCGTCGCAGTGCTGGTGGTTGTCGTGTCGTAGACGTAGTTCGTCGTGGTCTGCGCGACCACCATGCTAGACCAGCCTACTGCGACAAGGGCGAGATACCGTTTGTTGATCATGTTACTTGGCCAGTATGTTGACGAGCGTAGCGATAACGCCGCCCGCACAAGCAACGAGGATCGCTTCCAGCCGCTTGATGCGGAGGATCGTCTCGCGCCAGCGTTCGTCTTCCTTGGTCTCTAACGCAGTAAGGCGGCTATCGACTTCTTTTAATGAGGTCACCGTTGTTCTCCATCATTTCAAGTTCCTCAACTTGTAGATGGCCGACAGGTAGACGCCTGTCAGGGTGTCAATCAGGTTAGCGACAGCCCGATTGCCCTGACAGATGTCTTCATGGTGCTCCTCGATCCAT